AATGCGGGGAATGTGCTATTATTTTCGGTGAATCAGTCATATACATCTAATTTGGGTAGATAAGGATGATTTTTATGGTCTTATCAAGTAGTTACCTGCAATGCCTCTCGACACTTGCAATAGTATCGTGTATCGCTCCACCGTGAGAAAACAAACACACTTTTTCAACAGTAAAGCCACGACCTGCACCCATTGTATTTGAATGGTAGCCAAACGTAATTACTTTACCACCTTCTTTTAATACGTTCATTACTTCATCTTTCATTTGCTTAAATGGGCTGCATCTTATTCCCTTATACATTTCCATACTTTTACGAAAAGCATAAGGTGGGTCAAGTAATACTGTATCAAACTTTTCACCTTTCCACGTTCTTAAAAATTCAACAGCATCCATTCTATAATCAGCCAACGCTTCTTCATCAAGGTCGTTTCTTACTTCGTCAATATTTAGCTTTGTTCTACCTGCAAAAAGGTTCAAAGTTTTTCCTTCGCAATTACGTTCAGTCCATTCCCTTATTGGCTTTACTGAAAAAGTGTAACGGTGTAGCGGACACTTAATGTAATCAAACGCTGGCACAGCAGGTAACACTGCATTGCCAATAGTGGGGCTGACGTTTTTCAATTTATCTTGTGTACTCATATTAAACATTTGTTTTTCAATTAAACTTCGGTAGTATAATGCCCCACCTTCGGCAATACTTTTACGTTATGCACAAGTTTAAGAAAACAGCGTCCGTGCATTTATTCGCTGTTCTGCTATTTTGAAATATGCCTCATCTTTTTCAATTCCGATAAAAGAACGATTAAGGTTTTTACAAGCTATTCCAGTAGTTCCAGAACCCATACAAGGGTCAAATATTGTCATGTTTTCATTGCTATATGTTTTTATAATCCAATCCATTAATTTAATTGGTTTTTGAGTTGGATGTTTTACTTTTTCATTTGAGTTATTTACTATTCCAGTAATATCTAAAACACTTGTAGGGTATCGGCTACCATCATCTATATAATCAGTAAATCTATCTGTATTCCTATAATTAGATGAATTTACTTTGTGCTTTTTTATCCCACATATTTTATTCCCAACTGTTTTTATAGGGTTGTAAACAGGCAGTAAATTATAAAAAACCAGTATTGTTTCGTGAGTTCTTATTGGCATTTTATTTGCGTTTAAAACTCCGCTTGGTGTTCTTTTATGCCAACAAATATCGTATTTAAACATTTTTGGGTTACTCATTACCAAAGCACTTGTAAAAGGTTGCGAAGCGGTTGTAATAAATGTTCCGTTTGGTTTTAATAAGTAATTAACCATTTCCCAAAGTTTGTCAAATGGAATAATTGAATCCCATTTATTTTGAGTTGTACCATAAGGCAAATCGGTTAAAATTAAGTCTATGCTTTTAGGTTCGATATTTTTATATAGTTCCAAACAATCGCCTAAAAAAACCTGTGCATAACACTCGCTATAAGTAATGGCGGGTGCTGTTGTATTTTGTTGTTCTGTGCTTTCTATTGTCATTATCTGTTATTTAAAGTGAGTAGTTCAAAACCGCCACTACTCATAGCGGAAACGTTATCGGCAAGTGCTACTGTACTGCTCCCTATAATAAGTTTCACCATCACGACCAAAGTCATTGTGCTTATCACTTCTACCCTGTTCATGTGCTAATACTATCTGTGCTTGTTCTTTTTGCAACCACTCTTGTTTTCTGCTTTCAAAATACTTCCTAACAGGGTCGTGTATGCTGAAAGTAATTTCAATGTCTTTGTAAATTTGTTCTACCGTTGTCATTTTCGTTTCAATTGCCGCACCAGCCTATAACAGCGGTTTTGCGCAACCGCTGGACAGTTGGTGCGCTGTTATTAAGTTTTATCTAAAGCGGCAGCGCAAAGCCGCAAACCGTTAGGTGCAATGCCACTAGACACCCTAAAATGGCAATTCATCTGCTGAATTTTTATTTGTTATTGATGGTTCTACTTTAGGACAAGGTGGATAGCCTTTTACTAAATCTTTATTATCAAAGAAATTGCCAACTATTTCATAAACCATATCATCTCTCATTCTATGGTTACAAATACCATCAAACAAATAGTAACAGCAATATTCTTGACACCAAACAACAGTTGATGTATGTTCTTGAGTTTGCCAAATTCTGCGAAATTTATGTTTGACAATGTCGCCTTCAAAAATTTCTTTGCCGTTTTTATCTTTTAATCCTGTACTTTGTGTAATAGTATCAGCAACTACATTATAATATGAAGTTTGCCAGTCTTTGTCTAAGTCAGGTAATGTAGTTATGTAATGATATAAACTACCATCATACATTTTATGAAAGTCGCCATAAACCCAGCCACAATCATTTGAGTAGTGAAATACTCGCCCTCTGTAAATTCTATTTGACATATTTTAAATATTTACTTGTTTAACAAAGGCACTAACCACCAACATGGGTTTTGCGTAATAGCCCTATCAAGTGTCGTGGTTAATTTTAAGTTTCTACTAAGGGCTACTACACAAAGCCCCGATACGTTGTGTGAACAGTTTACTACCATCATTCAATTTGGTACTTCCATTCTGACACGATTTTTTTGCAGCGTTCAATTTCCTCTTTAGGCAAATCTTCACGCTTAACAGTTTCGCCATTAAATTTTTTACTGTAACAAACAAGCGTTGACTTTGCATCTAAAAATTCTTCTGCTTTCTCTTCCCAAACTTTAGCAGATTTTTTTAACTCTTTAGTAAGTTCAACTTTTGTACCTGACCCAAACATTCCACCATTGAAACCACATGCAGGACACCAGTATTCAGAACCGTTAAAAGCAAATGTCCAAATAAGCGGCACTTCTTCATCGTGACAAGTGCAAATTCTGATTTCTTCTTTCTCTTTTGTAGGCATGATTTTATAATTTAAAGTTTATAACTAATAGCCCGTAAACCGTCACACAACAAGGCGGTTTATGTAATTGGGGATTGACGTTAAGTCCTCATCTTCACTTATCCATCAGCAGCGGTTGTTTGCCAGCAGTTGAGCCTTGAAGCCCAACTACATAAACCGCTACCGTTGGGCGCAATTAATAGAGATAGTCCATCAGCTTTTCATAAACATAGTCTCTATCATCATTTAGCAATTCAATTTGTTCGTCAGTCATTTCTACGCCATCATAGTCGGCACTTACAATATAAGCATCGCAATAATCGGGTGCATCTTTGTGGTCAATGCCGTCAAATTGAACATTAGTAATCAGCTTGTAGTCCAAATTAACTGCGCCCAACATTGTATTGTTGCTATTGGCGGTTTCGTTTTTCAAATCATCTTTTTGCATATTATTAATTTTTAGTTTTTCAAATCAAAATCTGTGGTTTAAATCGCCAACAGGCAACAATACTTTACCGTTAGGCGTAATGCTAAAACAGCGTTCCATTCAAAGTTTCGTTAGCTAATCGACAATAGTTTGAATTTATTTCGCTACCAAAGTATTTAAGTCCAAATGACCTCGCCACCTTTAAGGTAGTTCCTGTTCCAGCATAAGGGTCATACACTACAAAATCTTCGGTTTTATCCTTAATACACATCATAATATTAGTTGGCAATTCTTCTGGAAACGGTGCAGGATGAAGCGGATTAGGTTTAGCCGAAAATTGCCATACTTCTCCAACAAATAAAGGTGATTTTGCTCTTTCAAAGTTAGGTTGGCAAGGTGTTTTAGTCAGCCAAAAAATCAACTCTGTATTAGGCAAATATCTAATCGGTGCAACCGCAGGGCTATTTTTCCTATCCCAAATTATTTGCTGTCTAAAAGTAAAGTTGCTTTTTAATATCCATTCAATCGGGTGCGATGCTTTGTGCTGTGCCACCCTAACTTTGTGGTTATAAAATACACTTCCATTTGGCTTTAGTATTCTGTGCATTTCATTAAGCACCTTTATTTGTTGTTCCTGATATTCGGCTTCAATCATAAAGTCGTTATCCGCTTCACCACCATACTCAATGTTTCTGCCTTTGCCCCAACTATCTTTTTCGTGTCTTTTACGGATAAAACCTTCATAACCAGCTTTGTTATAAGGTGGCGAAGTAATTATCAAATCAACGGAATTGTCGGTTAGCTTTCCCATTGTTGTAAGGCAATCTTCCAAAAGCACTACGCCTAACATCGGTTTTGTGAAAGTGGGGTTTTCTGCTATATTCATCATTTGTTTTTCTATTTAAGTTTAGTGGTGGGTTGAACATTTCGGCTTCGATTTCCCCACCTGACACAAAGCCGAGAACCGTTAGCAGCAATTAATACTCACCCAAAACATGACCGCTTGGGTAAACTGGACTACCTGCAAATCTTCCAGTAGGTTCTATTGATAATATATCAACGTCTTTACCTTTAAAAAGCCATTTGATAGTATCTCTAACACCTATTTCGCTATAACATAAACATTCTCTTTCCTCTCTCCATTTTTTACCAGATGGGTAATTAAACTGATATTTAACCTTGAAGTATTGATGCCTTCTTTTTTCTCCGTATGACATAATTTAACTGCTGCTAACAGCTTGTTTATGCAAGCGGGCGGACAGCTTGCGGTTAATATTTAAGTTCGTGCTATGCCCGCCTGACATAAACACGCAAAACGTTAGTGGCAATACTCCAAAGCCCTCCGAACAGCGACATCGTAATATTGTTTTTCCTTTTCTATTCCAATTGATTTGCGATTTAGTTTAATACAAGCCAAGTTTGTAGTTCCTGAACCCATTGTATTATCTAAAACCATATCGCCTTCGTTGGTGTAGGTTTTTACAAGCCACTCCATCAAGCCTATTGGCTTTTCAGTGGGGTGTTGCTTAGTTTTATGGTTTGCATTACTAAAAACTTGTATGCTTCTTGGTTCGTAATACTCCAAAACCCTGTCTTTTCCATCGTGTTTCTGTAGATTTTCACTTCCGCTGTACGATTTGTGAGTTCTATTATAGGTTCTTGGTTTTTCTCTTTTTATCTTTTGTGGGTTGTAGGTCGTTTTACCATTCCCAAATACTAAAATGTTTTCGTGTTGTTTCATTGGTTGGTGTTTTGCAATAGCAAATCCAGTTGGTAGCACCTTATCCCATATAAGTTCATATTTGAACATTTTAATATTACTTGCAATTAATGTAGTTGTAAATGGTTGTGTTCCTGTGAAAACCAAGCACCCGTTGTCTTTCAAAATCCTTTTGTATTCAGCCCAAAGTTTATCTAATGGCAGAACACTATCCCACTTACACGCGGTAGTTCCATAAGGCAAATCGCAAATAATTGCATCAATAGATTTATCCTCAATAAAAGGAAAAACATCGAAGCAATCAGCGTTCACAAATGTACTGCCACTAACACGGGTTTGGCAAAATGGCTGTTCAGTAATTCTATCAATCATTCGTTCTTAATTTTAAAGTTTAGTAATTCTATTTAGCTTCGGGTTCAGCCACTTCGCCAAGCCCTAAACCGTTATAGGCTATTTTAAAGAAGCGACACGTTTAGTCAAATTTTTAATAACCTTTTCAATACTTGCCTTATCATTTTTTATATTGATATACAAGTTTGATGCACCATTTGAGCAACCAATATCACGAACAGTATTTTCCTCGAAAAATTCTGATGCAACCGCAAGGAACTCATTTGTAATGTCTTTTTTGTCACCTACCCAAAGACGCTTTTCTGTGTTTTGTTTACCTAAATAAACTTTGTCTGTTAATGGAGAATATCCAATTCCGTTTTTTACTGCCATTTGATTTATATTTTATTGTTTATTAATTGATTACTGAAAGAAAAACAGCCTATAACAAGGGTTTGAACGCAAGTAGGGCTTTAGTGGTTAATTCAGCTTTAGTACTCTTTTCAGCATTGGTAAGTAAACAAACATTTGTGCTTTCTATCCCTACCTGCGTCAAGCCCCAAAACGTTAGCGGCAAGCGTTCCTGCGCCTCAACTCCGCTGCAACATCCTCGACAAATTGCCTGTAATCACCGTATTCCGGTTTGTATAGGAGTTTGTAAATCGGCTTATTCTTTGAACTACTAATCAACTGTTCAAATTCTTTAATCTTTCGTTCTTTATCTTCCTGATAAAGTTTTTCAAGCCTAACCTGTTCTTCGTATTGGTCGGCAATTTCTGACACCACGCCAGCCGCTAACACTGCATTGGTGCTATTTGGGCTTGACGTTGTTGTTTCAACTTTTTGCATAAATTTTACTTTTAGTTATTAATTTGAACTTTTGTTCCTTGATGCCCAAACAGACACCAATGCTTTTACGTTATACGCAAGCACTACTGACCGTCTCCGAATAAAGAGTTACGTCATAACCGTGAGAATAAAAATCACCCAACCCACCACTATCAATTACAAGTTTGTGGTCAAAATCGGGATGAATAATTACTACTTGCGTTCCATCGTCTGTTTCAATATTATCCGTTGTTGCTCCTATGCAGTCAAGGAAATGTTGCATACTTTGAATATTATCCATTTCCTGTATTGAATAGTCAATAATGCGATAACTATTTTCGCCTTGTTCAAACATTTCCTTTAAGGAGTTTGGTATTTCATAAATTACTGTTGCCATTGCTTCTGATTTTTATTTGTGTTTCAAATTAAGTTCCTACTAATTACCCGTGCCAGCGTATAACACGGGTTTTGCGTCATTTTGGCTGACGGATTGCCCTTCATCATTTGTACTCATATCATCTTTAGTTTAATCGTGAACATTAGTTTTTCAAATTCCCAAACAGCATAAAGCACCCAACGTTATCCCTCTGTTTCGGTGAGTAATTGTTTTATCATTTCAATACACACTTCATCCTCTCTGGCATCCTTCAGTATCGCCTCCAACCCCTCCCTTAACTTCCTGACCTGTTCCCGCAGTTCGGATACTTCTTTCTCCATACTATCCCAATCATCCGCTGTTTTGCCTGTATCAAATCGTATACTTCCTAATTTTCCGTATAATTTACCAGTATAATTCATTGTATATTGTTTTCTGTTTTGAATTGTTGCCATATAATAGTTTGAGCAATAACCGAATCGCCACCGCCAAATTCACGCAACACTTCATTCTTTAATAGCTTTTTTAACCTCTCCACCTCCCCCCGCAGCCGGTCAATCTCTGCGGCTGACTGCTGACGTACCCGTAGGTAGGTGTTTTTCATTACATCAAAAGCGTTGTAGGCTTTACGCAGGTTGTAATAAGCTTGTTCCAATTCGGTCATTTCATCCCAATTCTTACCCCCGCCTGATTGCTCGTAGGTTGGGTAAATCCGTTCCTCCGCTTCTTTAGTGTAGTCTGTCATGGGTTTGGTTTTTTATCATAAAATTTATCAGCCACTTCGTTAAACATTTCGACCATTCTTGAAAACGTACACCCTTCGCTATTGTTCCAGTAATCAAGTATCTCCCGGACGTTGGCTACTATAAACGGTTTCTTTTCTCCCGGCTGCACAAACTCCGCCCCTGATAAATCAACATGGCTTTCTGATTTGATAGTTACTTTGTTGACGGGCAGAAACAGGATGCGGCGTAAATCTTCCTTTGCGCCATCCGTTAACCATTTGTCATAGATTTCTTTTTCAGTGTTAAACCACTCCATACTTTTTCTTATTCTCACCTGCCACACCATTTCAACATCATCCCCTACCCATCCTACCGGGTAGCTGGGGTCTATTGAGCCGATTGCGGGGAGGGAGGCGAGGTGAGCGTTCCAGTGTATTGAAATAAGCGGCTTTTCTTGTGGCTCCACCACTTCCCCGCTCCCCCGGTGGTAATATTTGTTATCCATTGGTTACTGGGTATTTAATATGAGTAATAGGGTTTGCGGTCTTTGCCACTTTTGCGCCTGTGAAAACCGCTCTGGCATCGTCAAACTTTCTTAACTGTTTTGGCAGTTCAGCCCACAAGACTTTGAATAAAGAACGCATTGCTTCTTCGTGAGGCTTTAGATAGTGCTGACCACAATTCTTATAAAACCATTTTACAAAAACATCTGACCCGTAACCAACTATTGCCTCTAAAGCCCTTGCTTCTCCCTCGGTTAAGGTAATGTTGATGGTTCCCGTTAATGCAGCGGTTGTTCTTACTTTATCCATTGGTTTGTGTTTTAAATATTTGGTAGAGTTGTTTCCAATTAAAAAGGCTACCAGAATACTCTTCTACCCATTTCAGAATCTTTTCAGCCTCATCCTTCCGGGCGGCTTCCATTGCGGGCAAAACTTCATCTTGGCCAAAATAGATTCTTTCGGTGGCTAATATGCTTTCTTTGGATTCACCTGAAATGTTAGAAAGTATCTGTTCGTTACTCATTTCTCTTTATTTTTTAGTTAACAATACCACCCGTTCAGGATGGGGGTTTGTTTCATGCGTTAGAGTTTTGTATTCGTGTGACTCACAAGTATTGTAAAACTCCTGCAATGTGTCCCACGGGCTTAGTGTACCATTATTAAACCCTTCCTCGTGCTTTGGATGATTGCATTGGTGGTGTGTCTTGTTACCAATCTTAAATGAACTACTTGCGTGTTTACAGTTATGGCATTTTGGTTTTTTCTCAACAGGTTTATCCACTAATACTTGTTTCATTTTTTACGTTTTAGTCAGCCTCTTGAATTCATAAACGGTAATTTTAAGACAACTTCCCAGTATCAACAAACTTTTGGAGTATTGGTAGTAGTTCAGCAACTTGCTCTCTTGATAAGTGCATCCTACTACCTACCATCCAAGTTTTAGGCAGTACAGTTTCAATGTATTGTTCCATACTTTCATTTTCAAAAACAGTCAATTTTGGTTTATCAATTCCCAGCCAAATAAAATCATCCATTGCCGCACTTGATTTTTGAATTGAACATTCGTTATTGTAACTGTCTTTGAAATTTCCTTTTTCAAATCCACGTTGATTTCTTTCTAAATTCATTTTTTTACGTTTTATACCCCACCAGTCAGCTTTGACCTGACAGGGGGTTGCGGCTTATTGTTTTTTAAAATTAAATTCAATAATCACAAACATACCTTCTTGGCCATTTAATTCTGAAAACAGGTCATGGCGGCCAATATTAAGAATTGTATCGTAATCCGTCCCGTGTGTCCAAGATGAATAGCTATACGAACTTGTTTTATAGTCGGCCTCAATAGCCCCGGAGATGGTTTTAAGCCATCCTTCTACCATTTCATTTTTGGTGCAAACTTCATCCGAAAGATAATAGCTTACCTGAACAGAATAGCCAATGTAGCTTTCTGATGCCTCTTTAGCCCGCCCCACCAAATCAATCATATAGCCGTCTTTCTGAACAAGTTTAATTGATTTGAAACTGTCAGGCCATACTGATTTTATAACCCCGCTAATAGTTACCTTTTTCATGTGTGCTTATTTAAAAAAAATTGATGTGAGAGGATGGGCAGGATTGGAACCCTTTACCGTCTACCTGCATGGTGACTTTCCGAGAAGCGCCCTCCGGCATAAATGCCCCGACCACTATTCACCGCCTTTTTTAGCTGCGTCTATTCCCTTTCGGTACTTTCCGCCACCATCCCCCACATCAAAGAACTTATCCCCTGTAATCATCAAGGGTTGTTTTTTTGTTTTTCTGCGGCATTAATGGCAGGATTCCTTTTTCCATAAAAGTTTTTACCATTAACTTAGCCAAGTAATCATAATTGATTACATCTACAATACCTTCTCTGATGGCTATTGCGACCAAATGGGCGGGGGTGTTTGCCTTGTGGATTAACCGAAGCCTGTCCAAGTCCGCCTCTACCGTTCTTACGCTGCACCCCAATTCGGGTGCCATCTGCTGACTTCTAAAACCGGATGCTAACATTTGCAATATCTTGTCATCCTTTTCTTTTCTTGAAGTGTATTTTTTTTCTGCTTTCATGTGTCAAATATACTTAGTAGTTTAACTATTCTCCAAATTTAGTTTTCCACACACCCCTGCATAGGTTAGTATTCAATGGTTAATTCCTGATTTCTTCGCATTTCCGACATTAAAATGTACCAGCCCTTTTTTGCGAGTTTGGACAGGGTTTCGTGGAAGTCCGACCCGTAGGTGGCGGCATCGTCAAGGACGAGGATTCGGCAGCCTGATTTGTCAAGGATTTTGACTATGGTTTCGAGGTATTGGGAGGCGGACATTTGGCGGCTGTTGAAACCATCTCTGTATAGCCCGGCTTTTTGTTCGGGGGTGTCCTCCGGCACGATTTGGATGCCCCGTGCGTCCGGGATGACAGACCACATGATTTCTTTTTTCTTTTTTTCGGCATCTTGTACGGCGGCATCGGCACGTTGGGCTACCTGTTCGTAATCGTACATTTCGGTTAATTGGCGGCGGCAGGATTGGAAGGCTTCGT